GAGATACTACAAATTGTAGGTACGGCTGCTGTTCTAGGGTTAGTATTATAAAAACTATAAATCTTTTTATTTAAATTTTCAAATAATGAATAATGATTATATATTAATTTTTTAGTAGTTTTATTAAATGTAATATTATTAACAATCTCTTGAGGTAATACTAAAATATCTGATAATGTAAAATAATTAGTATAAAAATTTTCAGAATACAATTTCGTTGTTACATGTTCGTCAATATAAACATACGTTTGTACTCGCTGTTCGTCAATATCTAAATGATTAACTTTTGCAGTAACGGCTATATAATCTTTATCATCATATAATACAGTATCAAATGATAAAATTCGCTGACCAGGAATTGTCTTACCATTACTGTTTATATACTTATCCCCTACAATTTTAAGTTCACAAGAATTAATCTCTAAATCTAATACAGAGATATATTGATTTAAATTAGATTTATAATACTTATAAATCTTACCGTTGTTACAAACATATAAAATATTTTTTTGAGCCTTACTGTTAACTATTTTTTTAAAGCTATCATTCTCACCTAAACCAGAAAGAGCATATAACCTTGTATCATAATAATTAAATAAATCAGCAGGACTACCTAGAGAATTATTTTCTACATCATATTCTATTATTTTTCCTTTAGAAGATAAAATATAACCAATAACTGACTCGTTAGTATCTGAATATTGATCTACTACAATTGAGACTAAATCTCCAGAATTTGGATTATTAAATAAATTCGGAGCATTTATTTCGTGCAAAAAGTTAAAGTCAAGATCAAAGACTTTCAGACTATTATGTCCGTTATCTAATATATAAATTTTATTTTTATAAACAGATAAAGCACTAGGGCTCGATAATTTATTTTTAGTCTGAGATATACCCTCTCCACCAATAGTCTTTAAAAGATAACGACCAGGATTCGTTGTATCACTAACACCTGAGCGACTTAAAGCAATATCATCAGTTATTAGACCAGAAATATCAAATTTAAAAACAGTATTTGCTCCTTTATCTAAAACAAATAATAAATTATCTACTATATCAACACTTACTACATTTCTAAATTTAAATTTTTTATTAAATTCTACTTCATTACCGGAGACTAATGTTGTAAATGTTGTAATATCAGTATCTACTTCACCTATAGAAGAAAAATCTGAACTATAATTAAAGAGTAAAAATTTTGTAGTTCCGTCTGTTTTAAGTGCAAAATGAGTTTCTTCTAAGCTTGATAAATTATTACTATGTGTAAAAGCAGTAGTTTGAGTAGTTATTGCAGATACAGCGCCTTGATATCCACCACCGGATAATATAGATAAAAAATTAGGCATTGCAGATGTAGGTGGTGTCTTTGTTACAATCTCTCCATTAGTTATAAGCCATAAATAATTATAGTACAACTTTTTTATACTATCATTATAAACATCCGCAATTGCGAAGTCATTGTGACTTATAGTAATATCGTCAACTGTATATGGTAGATTAGAATCCGGGAGTTTTAACTTGTCTAAAACTCGATCTCTTTCATAACCATGAGTTGATACTGCTGTTACTTCACTATATACTGAAATAGCCATTATTAATTATTTAACAAATTTATCTTAATTTAACAGATTGAAGTTACAATAATAAAAGTAAATATTTACAATGCCGAGAAAATCAGCACAATTGAATAAGCATAAAATTACACACGATTTTATTCTAGATTTATATAAAGAAGCTCAAAAAATGGAACCAACTGAAAAACAACAAACAGTTGAAAAATTAAAAGAGTTAATAAAATATATAGGAAAAGAAATTGTAGTTGATTTAGCAAATGTCTAAAACATATTTAACTTGGGAAAATATCCAAGAAGATACAAAAATTTTAGGAGATAAACTTAAAAGTTTTAATTTCTCTTGTATTGTAGGGATAGCGAACGGTGGTATGATTCCAGCTACTCTCTTAGCTAAACACTTAAAAGTAAATAAATTACTATCTGCTAATTTAAAATCCTATCAACAAGATGTACCGCGCAATGGAGCTCACTCAACTGAGGATATAGTTAAAGTAATTAGTTTTCCTAGTTGGGGAGATTTGCAAAATGAAGATAATGTTCTTATTGTAGATGATTTAGTAGATACCGGATTAACTCTTCAAAAAATAAAAAAAATAGAGAAAATTATTAATTGGGAGAGATCAGATAAAAAAACATGGGTATACGCTACAATATATTATAAACCAAAAACAATCTTCGTCCCTGATTATACAGTTAAAGAATTCGATAATGATGAATGGATAGTATTTCCTTGGGAAAATTAAAATACTTGTACAGTAAACAGTGTACGAGGATCATCGAGACCACTATTAGGAGTTAAGCTTCTTAGACTACCATGGGATTTATGGTCACTAATATTATAAATAGCAGTCGAGAACACTACTATCATTGTTGTGGCACTTGTCCATTTATAATCTATAGTAGGAATAGTACTTAAATCAGAAGCTTTATAATCATCAGGATCAATACCTCTCCAATTTTGAGGTGTTATTATTACAGGGCGGTTAGCATAACCATCAAAGGATTCAGAAAATACAATTTCAAATATACCAGTACCGGTTGCAGTTGATGCACCAGATCCAGACAAAGAACCAGTTATAGCGCCGGATGCAGGATTAGAATATGTATTAACAGAACCATTACCCGCTACATAATTACCAATCTCAGAGACTGCGCGGCTAGCAGCATTAGCATACGTTACCGCCTTTTCTGTTACTGAGGTAATATTAAAACTATATTTAATTTTACCGTTAGCTACAGATAATACACCATTAACACCTTTCTGTCCAAATGTTACCATAGCTAATGGAGCACCAGTTGATGTAGTAGTTGTAATTTCTTCTGTAGGATCTATTGCAATTAATTTACCAGTTGCATCGGCAGCTACTTGTCGGTTTGCAGCTGTTGGAGAGGATGATGATAACGAAGCAACTCGCACAGCTCCTTGAGCTGATATAGCCATAGTAGACATTGTACCAGAAAAAGTTAAATCACCTGAAATTGTACCACCATGAATTTTATCACCAGAAATATCATTATCTGCAACGTGTAAATTACCCCAAGGTATTCCAGAGTTAATAGCTACCCAGCTGCTAGCCGTTCCAGGAGCCGTACCGGTGAGTATCATGACTACTGTTGCACTATTAGATACAGTTACTGAAACACCAGCTGCGTTATTATATGGCAAAGCACTGTGTAAAGATAAGTCTCCTTTATGAGCTAACCCTGCTGCTGACGCTTCTGTTAATGTAGTATGAAATGAACCTACATTACCTGTGGTCATAAATGCAGAAAGACCTAACGTTTTTCCACCTACTGTACTACCATCACCTACAAAGACTCTGAAAGCGTCTGTAGAGTAACCTAATTCACCTTCACATAATGTAGTAAGTTTTCTATCTGTATCAGAACCACGCCGTAAAAACAGCCTAGCTTTCTTTACCTCTGCCATATAAAATATTTAATATATTAATCACATTAATACAAGTATTATTAAATAATTAAAATGAACAAAAATGAGACATATTATGCTATAGCCACTCAACAAGGCAATTCTGTAAAGCTTGAAATACGTGAAACGGTTAAGGGTAATATTGTCAAAAACTATCGATACCCTGGGAAGATTGAGGGCTCTCCAGTTATATCAGGGGATACAGTCAACTTTACTATATCTATAGGAGCCTATAAGAAAATGATTATCCAGAACATTAAAACAGGTTCAAAAGTAGAGAGACCTCTCTAAAACAAAAAAAGTTGCATTTCCTGAAAAATAGCGTATAAATACTTACGTTATGTCTAACTTATTTAATTACTTAACAACAAGCCCTCGGACGGGGTCGGTCAGTCCAGTCGTTGACTTATTCAACACTGCATTTGGAGATAACTTTGTAACTCCAGCTTCCTTCTCAAACGATAATATTCGTTTTAATGAAAGTGAAGATGGTGCTCGCATTGAAATTGATCTTCCAGGTGTTAAAAAGGAAAACCTCAAAGTCACTTACTCTGAGGAATCTAATAACGTTTATGTTGAAGCTAAACGAACCATTACTACAAAGACTGGTTCAAAAGAAGAAACATATACACGTTCATTTCATCCAAGTAACGAGATGAATTGTACGGAGCTTGATGCTACTATCTCAGAAGGGGTACTTAGTATTGCTATTCCTCGGAAAGCTCGTAAAGAAGCTAAAGTAATTGATGTTAAAGTAGCTTAAAACTACTTACATTAATTTTAGTTAACTGGTGGGACCTGTCTCACCAGTTTTCTTTTCATGTACTACTGGAATTGCAGCAGTAGGTCCTTGATTAGGTGTTGTTTTTGTTGCAACATTTCTTACCTCGTCTTTACTCTCCATTAACTTAAGAGGTAAGTTCTTGAATGGATGCGTGTGAGCGTATATCTTAACAGAATTTGCTGTTGCAACAGCACTAACAGTTGAACCTTCATGAGCATCTGTTCCAATAACAGAACCAGCAACTAACTCTCCATATAATATAACTGGTTCTGTTTCTTGAATCTCAACAGGAGCAGTAATATGTTGTACGCTTAATTCCCCTTCTACATGAACACTACCACCTATTACTACATTTTGTTTTACTCCTAAATTTCCATCTACTAATACTTGTCTATTATTCTTATTAT